AGAGAAGCTGAGAACTACAAAAAATTAATTAAGAAAGGAGTTGCACTATCTGAATTAAACCATCCAGAGTCTTCATTGATTGATTTAGACCGAGTATCTCACATAATTAGTGACTTATGGTGGGAAGGTCAAATGTTACTTGGAAAACTAAAACTTTTAACGTCACCTGGATTTCATGAGAGGGGGATTGTATCAACCAAGGGAGATCAAGCCGCAAATTTACTAAGACAAGGAGTAACTTTAGGGATATCATCTAGGGGTGTTGGGTCTCTGAAAAAAGTTGGAGAGCAAAACGAAGTTCAAAAGGATTTTGAATTAATATGTTTTGACCTAGTTTCTTCACCTTCCACACCAGGAGCTTATTTGTTCTCAAACATTGACGATCGACATTCATTCGATGAAAATATTGAAGAAGAAAAAAAATTAAGGCAGATATCGTCAGAATCCACTGATAACACAAATCCTATGAATCGGTCTATTGACTTGATGAATAAATTGAATAACTTTTTAAGAAAATAATTTATGGAAGATTCTAAATATTTTGTATGTAAAGTACAATACGATCTACCTGATGAAAATTCAGGTAAGATCAAAAAAATCACTGAAATGAAATTGGTACGAGCAATTTCAGTTACTGATGTTGAGGCAAAAGTAACTGGAAAGTATCAAGGCTTTCAACATGATTGGCGAATAACGTCAGTGATTGAGAGTAAAATCGATGAAGTGATCGAGTAAAAATGAACCCCACCAAAGAGTGGGGTTTTTTTTTGTTTAATTTTTTTACAAATAAAATTTTAAAAATCAATATTTTTTGCGCTATGGATATATTTATATGGAAAAATTTAATATTTTATGGCAGACAAAAAGTCATTAGTAGAAGAAGCTCTTCTTCAGATGAAAAATCTAGAAGATGTTGTAACTGAAAACGCAAAAGGAATACTTGCTTCAACAATGAAGGAAGAAATCTCTGAGTTAGTAAAAGAGTCGTTAAAGACTAAAAATAAACTAAAAGAACAAGCTGAACCTGAAATAGATTCTGAAGATGAAATGGATATGGATTCTGAAGATGATATGGATATGGATTCTGAAGATGATATGGATATGGACTCTGAAGATGATATGGATATGGACTCTGAAGATGATATGGATATGGACTCTGAAGATGATATGGATATGGACTCTGAAGATGAAATGGATATGGATTCCGACGAATTAGATATCGACATTGAAGATGAAGATGTTGTAGAAATCCCTGATGACGCATCGATGGAAGACGTATTAAGTGTTTTCAAAAAAATGGGCCCATCTGATAGAATTATCGTGAAAAAAGAAGGTGATAAAATTCACCTTGATGACGAAGAAGAAGATGTAGAATATATCATCTCAACAAACGAATCTATTACCGAAAAAATGTCCGATTCCCAAATGGACCAAATCATGAATGATATTTTCTCAGAAGAAATGGATGAAGAAATGGATGAAGAAATGGATGAGGAAATGGATGAAGTTGTGTATGAAATTTCTATGGATGAGGAAGACACAGATGACGAAATCGATGAAGAAGATATGGAGGAATCTATGCATGAATCAAAAAGTGGTATGAAACCAATAATGTTTTCAAATTGGAAACCAGGCAAACCATTAGGTTCAAAAGTTGAAACCAAAGAATCTACAACTACAAAACCAAAAGAAAAAGAAAAAGTTGAAACTGGTAAAGATAAAAAACGCAGTCCTTTCCATAGACCAGGTGAAAAAACAGCCCCTAAAGCTAAAAAAACTGAAACAGATGAAGGTTTTGGTAAAATGAAACCTAAAGGTACTGGAATGAATCTTTCTTCCAAGAAATTTGAATATAAGGAAGGTAAGAAACATGACATTTCTGCTGTGGAAAAAAGAATCGCCGGAGCTTTCTCAAAAGGTGAAACTAAAGAAGCCGCTAGAACACTAAGTAACGGAACTAGAAATTACGGACTGAGAAAAGGTTTACCAAAAGCTAAAGTAATTCCAAATTCGGCAGTGAGTGAAGAAGTTCAATCTCTAAGACAGAAGAATGTTGAGTATCAAAAAGCTTTGAATGTCTTCAGAGAAAAACTTAATGAGGTTGCTGTTTTCAATTCCAATTTGGCTTATGCAACTAGATTGTTCACAGAACATCCTACTTCAAAACAAGAAAAAATTAACATTCTTAGAAGGTTTGATGATGTTGAATCAATCAAAGAATCCAAAAATCTTTACAATTCAATTAAAAACGAATTAACAAATTCCTCGAAAAATGTTGTGACTGAATCTATGGAAAAAATCGAAAAAACACATAGTTCAGGTTCTTCACAAAATTTAATCGAATCAAAAACTTATGAAAATCCTCAGTTCTTGAGAATGAAGGATATCATGCAAAAAATAAACAAATAAACAAAACTAAATAAAAAAAAATGGGTGCATTATTAGAAAGCGGTCTTGTTGGTAACATTGGGTTAAAACACCTTAAAGTTATCAAAGAAGATACAATCAACAAGTGGGACAAACTTGGGTTCTTAGAAGGACTAAAAGGTCATATGAAAGAAAACGTTGCTCAGTTATATGAGAACCAAGCGTCATTCTTGATAAACGAAGCGTCATCGACTTCTGACAGTGGTTCTTTTGAAACCGTTGTATTTCCTATCGTAAGAAGGGTTTTCTCAAAACTTTTAGCTAACGATATCGTATCGGTACAAGCAATGAACTTACCTATCGGTAAATTGTTCTACTTTGTTCCTAAAATTCAAGGTTATTCGGGTGGAACAGCACCAAATGATTTGGGATGGTTAGGTGATAGTGGTAACCACTATGCTCCAATTGGTTCACCTGGTAACTATCCAGGAAATCAAAATGCAGGTTATACTGCAGCGGACAGCACAGGTACTTATAACCCTTATTACCAAAAAGATCTTTACGATTTATTTTATGAAGGTGATGAGGCAACATTAAACCCTCCAGGTCTTTTTGACTACTCTAAAGGTAAATGGACCGCAACAACTGCTACAACAATGACAGTTGCTTGGGATGCTAGTGGATTTTTAGTCCCTTCAGCATACACATCATCTGATTATCGTAAAGTAATTTTAGCGATGAGTGGATTCTCAAACGCTGGTGCGGGTCAATTAATCGGACCAAATGGTAATACCATGGATACCGAAGAATTCCTTTCAGGCTTGAACATTTTCGGAGCTTATGGTAACGCTACAACTTCAAGTCGAGCTCCTGGTAATGGTAACCCTTACCTTTTCAGAGTGGTAACTCAAAAGTACGGTAAAGGTATCGTTCAATACGGTTCACAAACCAACACCACTTGGCCGATTGGTAACAATTCGGGCGGTGCATACAATAATGTTTGTGATGCGAATGGTATTATTTATTTGGAGGTTGATTTACAACAACCTGTATGTATTTCTTGTGGACAAACAACACCTGATGGTTACACAGGATCAACATTTGCTTCAACAGCTACAACCAACAACGCCTTTATCGCGATTTACAGAGTTTATAAAGAACTTGAATTCGAAGATCAAATCGGTGAGGTTTCTTTCGATTTAGAATCAGTTACAGTATCTGTAACAGAACGTAAATTGAGAGCACAATGGTCTCCTGAACTTGCTCAAGACGTTTCAGCGTTCCACAACATTGATGCAGAAGCTGAGCTTACAGCTCTTCTTTCTGAACAAGTTGCTGCTGAAATCGACAGAGAAATTTTGAGAGATTTGAGAAAAGGTGCCGCTTGGAACTTGAGATGGGATTACAACGGTTGGAAGAGATTAGCTTCTACAGGAACTACTCCTTATACTCAGAAAGATTGGAACCAAACCCTTATTACCGCTATCAACCAATTGTCGGCACAAATCCATAAGTCGACATTAAGAGGTGGTGCTAACTGGATCGTTTGTTCTTCTGAGATTTCAGCGATCTTTGATGATTTGGAATATTTCCACGTATCAAACGCTGCTCCTGAGCAAGATCAATACAACATGGGTATTGAGAGAATTGGTACACTATCCGGTAGATATCAGGTTTACAGAGATCCATATTTCCCACCAAACCAACTTATCATCGGTCACAAAGGTACTTCATTGTTAGACACAGGTTACATTTACGCTCCGTATGTACCTCTACAATTGACACCTACTATGTACAATCCGTTCAACTTTACACCTATCAAAGGTATAATGACAAGATACGCTAAGAAAATGGTTAACAACCGTTTCTATGGTCGTGTGACTTGTGACGGTATCCGTACTTTCGATTTGAGAGAATTACGTTAATCTTCTCAATGGTAATTGAAAAGGGGACAAGAAATTGTCCCCTTTTTTTTTAGGTTTCAGATTTTGGAGAGGAAAGAATGAGAATTCTTAAAGATTTAGATATGACTTCACTTTCTTTTAGTGAAAATACTCCATTTATGTGAGCATAATTCAGAGCTTGTTGAATACAATAAGCGGCTTGAGCAGAATTAATTTCATCAATAAATTTTGACAAATTTTCTTCGGAGTCATAATTTATGGAACCAAATAAAGTTCCTAAAATTTTTGAATTTTGTTGTTCATTTTCCATACGCTAGGTATTTATGGTAAGATACACAAAAAAAATGAATAATCAACTCAGGGAGGATTTAGCTGTTTGGTTTGGAACCAAAAAGAAAAAAAAGGGAGCCAAACAACCACAAGGACCTTGGGTTAATATTTGTAGAAAAAAAGAGGGTGGTGGACATCCACCATGTGGGAGAGGGGATACTGACAAAGGTGCATATCCGAAATGTAGAGCTAAAGGAGTTGCATCAAGAATGACTGACGCACAAAAGAAAGCCGCATGTCAACAAAAAAGAACTGCAGAAAAAAAAGACACACAATCAGGTAAAGGTCAAAAACCTGTATACACATCATATAAACCCAAAAAAACTAAAAAAAATGAGGCTATGAGAGCCATGATTAAAAATCTTCTGCAGGAAACAATAAATAGAAAACAAATGCTTGAATTAGGGACTTTAGTAGAATTGGAACATACTAAAAATCCTACCAAGGCCAAAAAAATAGCCAAAGATCACTTGGATCAAAATTCTAAATATTATTGTCTTATGTTTAGAATAGGACTAATTGATGAAAAAGACGCCAAAAAAATGGCCAAAGAAATATGTCCTACGATTCAAGAAAATGAAGAATACCTCTGAGTGAGTATTTGATATTTTGGGTTATTTTTTTTTCCATCATAGATCTTTTTAATTCAATTTTTTCATTGAATCTGTCTACGAGTTTGCCGTGTAGAAATTCGTTCATAAATACTGTATAAGCACAATGGTCATTTACAATATTCACATTAACTGAATCAATAGTGACAAACAAATTTTTGGACTCGTTTTTGATGTACCTTTTATTTGTGATAGGTGTCATTAAAAGTTCACTCGATTCATCGTCAATCAAATTCATACAAATTTTGAGAGCAATTATTTCGTAACGAGACTCCATTTTGGGCCTATAATACCTCAGACCTTGGATATAAATTTT